GACACCAGGAGTTGAAGCCATATGGTATGCATTAGACCTATATGGCTATAAGGATGTGAAAGTGTATACAATGTGTCATGCGCAATCAGTTGATGAATATGATTTCACATATCCAATGCGTAATTGGATGCGTCCTTATGAATTAGGATTGGATAAACGATTGACTGGTATATTTGTAGGAAGTACAATTCATAAACAACAACTTCGAGAAGCAGGATTTGAAGCTCCTATACATGTTGTATCGTTACCAATACATTTAGAAGCTACTCATGATGTATTAGAAGGATGTGCAGAACTTGATAAGAAAAATGTAATTGTATATTCATCGCGATTAGATAAAGAAAAGAATCCTTTCTTTATGATGCAAGTAGCTGAACAATTTTTAAATGAAAACCCAGATTATGAATGGCATGTTACTACTTCTGGTAAATCGTTTAGAAGCATGTTACCTGGAGTCTTAGATGCAATGAATGAATTAGCTCATGAGCAGCCTAGATTCAAATTGCTATCCGGTTTAACTAAACAAGAATATTATACCGAGTTAGCTACATGTAAAGTGCAATTTAATTCATCATTACAAGATTATGTATCATGGACAGTAATTGAATCGACTACATTTGGTGCTGATATAGTATTTCCAGATTTTAGAAGTTTCCCAGAATTTATCGATCAAGACAGATTATATAAACCATTTGATGTGCAGTCCGCGGTGGATACCATATGGGATGCTATCAATGATCCTAGAACACATTTTGATATTGGTAATACATCTGACTTAGGTAGAAGAATGGAAGGATATATTATAGCAAATGACTATGATAAAGAACTTAATATATGGCATGAAAAAGAATATTGTCAAGAATTATTATATCAAGATTTTGATAATAAAATAAAAGAACGAACAACTCAAATGGAATTATTTTAATGAAAGATTTGATTTATTACCCGTCATTATCTGCAGGAGGATGTGCAGGAGACTTCAAGAAGAACAAAGAAGTTAAACCTGGACTTACATGCAGATTTTATGATAAAGAATTTCCAGAACCATGGAGACATCCATATTTCCTAATTACCGCTGGTCACCATTACAAATGGATGGATGCCAGAGATAGATATGGATTAGATGATGATGTATTAGTATTAGGAGATTCAGGAGGATTCCAGTTAGCTACTGGTGCCATTAAATGGGATCCTGCGTTTAAGAAGACTATATTTGATTGGTTAGAAGCTAATTGCGACTTAGGTGTTAACTTAGATATCCCACCGCGTGCGAAGTATGATGGAAAGTTTTACGAATGTATGGACATTAGTTATGATAACTTTACATATTTCGCAGATAACCAGACTGGTAAATGTAAATTCTTAAATGTTATTCAAGGTAACAATGTAGACGAGTATGAGGCCTGGTATCAAAAAATGAAAGACTTTGAATTCAATGGTTGGTGTATTGGAGGTGCTCAAAAGCGTGTTACTATGTTTATGTCGGCGTTAGTTCCTATGATTAAAAATAGAGAATTTGAAAAAGCTCGTAATCAATTTATACATGTATTGGGTATATCAAAGATATCCGATTTCTTTATGTTGAGTTTCCTTCAAAAGATGGTAAACAAATATCATGGAGGTAGAATACAAGTATCTACGGATTCATCATCACCCGGGTTATATCCTGTATATGGAACATATCTGCATTCACCTCAGTTAAGTAAAATGACCTTTACGGATTTATATTTTCCAAAAGGAGAAAATTTACCTTATAATGCAGATGATTTAGTTCCTAATCCATTAGGTCACCCAGTATCAGAAGGATTTACGTTTGGTGATGTATCAAATTATAAAGGTGATGTTACAATGAAAATGACATTGAACAATTTATTTGTATTTAATGATACAGTTAAGCAAGTAGAAGAAATTGTGAAATGTCATAATGAATTGTTACAAACAGTAGTTCCAAGAGACTTCTATTCAGTGTTAATGAGCATGGAAGAGATGTTTAAGGATCCAGATAAGGCTATACATATCTATAACAAGAATAGACAGTTATATGATAGGTTTGGTGGTAGTACAAGAGATTTAGTAAATAATGAAGTGTTTAATCAATTCTTCGAATAAAAGAGAACAAATGGAAAAGAGAAAATTAACTAGTTTTATTGACAAGTATTATTTAGCAGGAAGTGCTAATTCAGTAGGTTTAAATGTTAAAGACAAAACATTGTCATGTGAGTTTATTACAGATGATCAGAACGTTGTTGGTTCAGTATCAATGAACGATTTTGAAGTAGAAGATGGTACATTAGGAGTATATACAACTTCTCAATTAACAAAACTGTTAACTGCATTAGATGAGAATATTGATGTTAAAGTTAATAAAGCAGATGATGCTGCATTTTCAATCAATGTTGCTGATAAGACGACCAATGTAACCTTCATGTTAGCCGATTTATCAGTTATTAGACAGGTTCCTCAAATGAAAGGACTTCCTGATTTTGGTGTTAAAATTAAATTGACAAAAGACTTTGCAGATAAGTTTATTAAGTCAAAAAATGCATTACCTGAAACTGAAAACTTTGCGGTAGAAAGTAATGATTCTGGTACTAAGATGATATTGAATTATTCAACTCTTAATACCAATAGAATTACATGGCCAATTGTTCCAGAAAAATCAGAAACATTAAATGCAACTTGTTTCTCGGCTAATCTATTCAAAGAAATTTTGTCTGCTAATAAAGATGCAGATGAAGGTTATATTGAAGTATCTCAAGCCGGTCTAGCTAGAGTATCATTTACTGGTAAGACATATACATCCACATATTATTTAGTACAATTACAAGCAGCTTAATATGAAAGTAAAATTTAAAAAATTAGTCGATACAGCAGTTACTCCTAGTTATGCAAAGCCTGGAGATGCTGGAATGGATATAACTACTATTGCTCATAAGATTAATACGGAGCATAATTTTATAGAATATCATACCGGGCTGGCATTTGAATTGCCAAAAGGATATGTAGGATTGTTATTTCCTAGATCATCAGTTTCTAAAAAAGACATTAGTCTAGCAAATTGTGTAGGAGTAATGGATTCAGGGTTTAGAGGTGAAATAACATTTAGATATAAATTCGATCGTGATGAATATTTTGCAAATGTAAAACGATATGATGACGGAGACCGTATCGGTCAATTGGTAATAATGCCTTACCCAGAAATTGAATTAGAAGAAGCTAATGAATTAGCCGATAGTTCAAGAGGTGAAGGCGGCTATGGTTCAACAGGTAATTAAATAAGTATGTTTGGAAATCAAGAAAATACATTATGGGTGGAAAAGTTCCGTCCAGGTACATTAGAAGGATATGTAGGTAATGAACATATCATAGACAAAGTTAAATTATATTTAGAAAATGGCGATGTGCCACATCTATTATTTTATGGCCAAGCAGGTACTGGTAAGACTACACTTGCAAAGATTATAGCAAATGGATTAGATGCTGATATCATGTATATCAATGCTTCGGATGAAAACAATGTGGATACTGTGCGTACTAAGATAAAGAATTATGCAAGTACTATTGGATTTAAAAAATGGAAGATTGTTATATTAGATGAGGCAGATTATATGACTCCTAATGGCCAAGCTGCATTACGTAATCTAATGGAAACATTTTCTAAAACTACTAGATTTATACTAACATGTAATTATGTTGAAAAGATTATTGATCCTATACAATCTAGATGCCAAGTATTTGGTATTACGCCTCCTAACAAAAAGGAAGTTGCTAAACGTATAGTTGAAATCCTTAATGAATTACAAGTTAAATATGATAACAAAGACCTAGTTACTATTATAAACGCCGGCTATCCTGATATAAGGAGGGTGTTAAATGGCTGTCAAAGACAGGTTATAGATAATGAACTAAAAATTGATGCGACTAGTGTTATACAAGCAAATTATATGACCAAGTTGTTAGATCTTTTAAAATCTAGTTCTGATAAGAAAACAGCATTTAAAGATATTAGACAATTGATAGCAGATAGCAAAGTAAAAGACTTTACAGCTTT